CTACTCCAATTGTATCATTGCTCATACAACGATCGATGAAATCGTCCTTGTTTTCCTTTTTCTTCGGTCGTGGCAGCGGCAAAACTATTACCTCCTATGCTTTTCCAAAAATAACATAAGATGAAAAAGCTAATGTTGGTTGTTGAACTAAAAGACCATTCCAAAGAAAATCATCAGATAATTCTTTAAGGTCATGATAAAATCCATAAGGATCTGTTGGATCACATAGAAATATAGCCACTTCATCAGTTTCAGGCTCTACTTCTAACATTTAAATATCCTCCTATTTAGTTCTAGTAGATTTTTGTGGTTCACTAGAACTGCCAGATGGATTAAACCCGGGATTCGACTCTGTAGTAGGATAGAAATCCTCTTCCGCTGCATGTATCTTTCTAAGTGTTGGATAATTGGTAAATCCAAGTCTCTTTGCAATTTCAGATTTCGGAATACCAAGAACATCTGCAACTGAACCATGATTAGCACCAAGCAATGCATCAGCAGTATTTTTGGTATCTTCAAGATTAGAAACAGGAAATACTATATCTATCAACTTGTAAACAGGTTTCTTAACCTTTTCTATTCTTGGCTGTCCATTACTGAAATCAACAGCTTCTTCGACTTTCCTTTTCCAAGCAAAACTCGGATCAACAACAGATTTCAAATAAAACAAACCTCTAAAGAATTCATAAATTAGAAATCGTTTAAAATATGCAAGCTCATCATTCACTCTATCTGATTGTGGTCCTTGTGCAGCCTTAACTGAAGCATAAGTGCTACTATAATCACCAAGCACCATATCCTGTGGTTTGTTCAATCCAGATGAGACCATCTGCATTACATCTGTATCTTGGTCTGATATGGAATTGAGGTTTGGATTATGGACTTCAAGTGATAGTCCAGGAGGAAGCACCATCGTACCTCCTGGTTCTTTCTGTTCCATAATTCCAGTGTTTTTCCGCTCCTCTGGAGAAAGATTGAGCCATTCTCTAAAAGCTCTTCGATCTTCCATTTTAACAACCCACAAATAGCTACCACTCGACTTCTTGTGATCAATCTCATATCTCTTGAGGTCTTCATAATAATTCACCCATTCTATAGTAGTTTTAATATGCGAAACATTCCTCTGTGTGAGAAAACTTCTATCCCACTTAATCATAAACCTATAATAATTATTTACATCTTCAAGACCATTTCTGCTGTCTTTACTGGCTTTCAATTTTTCCTTGCTAAATCCATATTGACCTTCACTGATTACATTATCCAACTCAGGAAAATAAGCTATGTTGATTGATGGAACTATTGTCTCTTCGATCTTGGTTCCAAGACCTGACTCATCAGGAACTTCAAATTGTACAAAATAATACAAAGGAAATGTTTGTTTGCTTGGGTGAAAAATTACTCCTGAATTGTTCTGTCCTCCACCTCGAATTCCTTGTGGTGAAATAAAATCTACTTCAATAAATCCAGTATCCTTATGTATGGACAATAGAAGATGAAGCTCACCCTCAATTTCTGATCTAGCAACATATTGAGGTATTTTTTGATAGAGATCATTTCTAGGATCTTCAAATAAATCATCTATTACAGCTTGCACATCCCTAAGCTGTGAGTTTATTTCAAAACCCCAACCAGCAACCCTACCAACGAAATCTCTTATGTGTGAATTGATTTGAGGATTACCATCAGCTTTCTTCCAACATTCAGCCTGCCAATCAACAAAATTATTCAAATCACTATAATCAATAGTGACAAAGCCATCTTCATCTTTTATCGGCCTTCGACCTGTTCCACTAGCAGTCTGATACATGGGAAATGACAAAGCAGCTTCAATCTCCCTATCAGACATATTCTTCATCATATCTACTGATTCTTGATCTGAAATTGATTTTATTTCATTATCACCATATCTTGTTCTCATTAATACACTCCATAAAGATTTCTTCGATTACTGTGATATTCTCCAAATACTATACCTTTATTCAATTTCCTGAGATTGTCCACAGTAATGTTTCTCCCACCATAAACAGCCCAAGCAAGTGAAAATATTGAGTCGTCTTGTATTCCTTGCTTATCATTTTTCTGAGGAGAACCATACCAATTTGTTTTCGGATCAAAATCAAAAATCTTCATTTCTTCTTCCATTATGTTCTCCTGAGTGTATCCTGGTACTTGAATGGCAGGAGACTTGAGTCTTCCATTCCTTGCTACAACATATAATTCAGTAAAACTTGCTTTCTGCTTCTCAAGAGATGGGAATACAGTTTCAAATGGAATATCCTTTTCTTCGCACCAAGGAGCTAAGTCAAAACAACCCCATCTCTCAGCGCATAGAGAATCGAGTCCTCCATATTCATCTATTGCTTCATTAAGTATTGATTTAATTCCCTCAAGAGAAGCATCTTCGACATTCCACAACCCAATAATAAAATAGAGATAATGTGGAACATTATTCTCATCTGTTTGTATGATTTTATTGCTTCGACTTCCTACAAGACCTTTTGCAACAAATGTAACTATTGTTCTTGCATATGATTCTCTAGCCATCGGATCGGATCTGTCTATTCCTGCAAGAATTGCCCAATCTGTGTCGAAAAGCTCTCCAATTTTGTTCAATTCCTCAACTGTGGCTAGTCTTGGAAGTCCTCCTTGACCTAATTGATAAACTCGGTCCGTCGAATACAACCTACTTTCGATAATATTGATTTTCTCTTGGTAAGTCAAATTTTGATCGGTTCCCTTAGTCCTCTTGCTTTTCTTTGGATCAACATTATCTGAACCAGAGTTTTCCATTGCCTGCAATGCTTTCTGCTTTTCATCACACAATCTTTTCACAGTTTCAGTATTTCCTATTTCTTCATCAGCACCAACATAGAATATTGAATCCACAATTTCAGGAGGAAATAATTTTCCTTTCGCAAGCTCCCAAGTATTCCTAAAGTACCTATCAAAGTCAGCAGGAGGAAACCTACTTGCATATGCATTTATTTGAGTCTGTGTGGCCTTCGGACTCCAGAAATCCCTATAATCTGCTTCAGGTGAGCACCTGTGATGAAAGAACAAAGTAGAATCAGTTTGTTCCAAATAATTTCGATAAAGTTTATAAAGAGTATGCTCCTTACTACTAACAGTAGAGTCAATTGTGCCAAGAGCATTTGGTATATTCCTTGTAGAACCATCAAGCTGAGTGAAGAATTTGGGATTGGACATGTCGAAGAATTCAGAAAATGTATATCCAGTAATATTGGATACAATACCAGAAAAGGAAGATATAGCCATAATAGAACTAATCACATTGCCATGCTTGTTCCTCAACACCATATTCTTTTCTTTGATATTCGCTTTTCCTATCACTCTAAGTAGATTGGGAGAGTTTAAAATAATATCTCGCATTATATCATAGTGAACAAACCTAACTTGGTCTTTCGACAATGCACCAAGCACAATGTTCTGATTTGGAAAACAGAAAAATTTCCATAGCTGAATAAGGCACACAAGTAGCGAATTATGAGTAACTGTAAAATCACCTGTTACATACCTACCATTACCATCAAGCACAAAACCATAATATTCACGTTCTCCAGCAGGCTTAATTTCCTTAATCCCAGTAACAAGAATATCTTTAAAATTACTTCTAGGCCTACATTTCTTTCTCGGAACAATAGAAGGTATAATTGAACAGTCACCTGAAATTCCAATTCTATAATACTGACCGCTAAATCCAGAACTTTTTATTGTTTTGGTAGACATATTGACTTCTGCATGAAAACCTAATGATCTTGCCAAAAACAAAATATCATCAGACAATTTTTTATCTTTGATTGTAAATTGTATTGAATTCCTATTTCTACATCCATCACTATCTACAAGACCTGCCAACAACCTCAATCTCACATCTCTTGAATTTGATAGGTATACTTGTGGAATGTGTTTATTATAAATTAAGTCGTTGTCTCTTAAATCATCAAGCAAACGATTTATCATGGGATGAATATCGTCTGTAAAATGATACTCTTTGGCTTTATTTTCCTTATCATCCTGTTTCTCTTTTACAGTTATCCCCAAACCTTTGTTGGTTGTTGAACTAAAGCTCTCAGCAAATTGATACACGTAATCCACAATCTCCTGATCCATTGTTGTAACAGAAGGAACATGTGAATGCCCGTCTCCAAGCCACAATCCTAGAAAATAGGGATCAATAGGAACTTCTTGTTCAGGCCAATCAATCGGAGTTCTATATAAATAATGCATCCGTTTGAAATAATCGCTTTGTTTTAAATAATCATTAACAGAAATATCAACAATTTTACCTGCATTCTTATCTACATAATCATATTCAAGATTTCTTTTTCTACGTTTTATGTCTGCTCTCTTTAAAGAAAGAATATGATCTCCTGTAACAACCTTGGACTCACCTCTATTCGGAATGACTTCATACATTTCTTCAGTACCATTTGCTAGTGATAAAACCTCTCTCGGAGTATTATCATCTCCCATAAGCAAATCACCAACTTTCACATCCTCAACTTTCTTAATAGTACCATCATACATCAGTACTTCGCTTCCTTTAGCTTCACACTTGCCCTCACCTCGCTCCCAACACAACACAATCAGTCTGTGAATGAATTCACCATCCTGCATCCGAACTGCTTCGCGAAGTACTTCCTTCTGTTTGTCCCAAAAATTTCTCCAACTTCTTCCAGTCTTCGGATGTTTGTCTGTAGGCAGGTCTTTTATAGTAACCCATTTATATACAGTAGACCTAGTTCCAGTGTGAGCAGCAGGAATTTGAAGTCGAACATTCTCCTCAGCCCATTTTATGAAACCTTCTCCACCATCTCTATATTCATTAATCTTCTCCGGATTCATCTTCCACCTCACTCAAACTTTGTTCGATCTCTTCCTTACTCATGAAAGTACCATCCTCCCTTTTTGGAAGAGGAAATCCCTTCCGTCCAGTATAAGGAGTAACATACTTATCAGATCGATTGCCATTCAATTTCTTCTTCCTTCTCGAAATCTTTTCCTTAGTCTTCTTAGTCATTGGCTTCTTGTTCCTTGCAGCCCTTTTCCTCCTATCACTTTTCTTCGGTCTTTCCTCTTCTCCATCATCCACTCCAGTTCCTTGCTCATAGATAGCAGGATCAATCTCAGCTTGGTCGAAATACTGTTCATTATCCACATCATGCGACAGTGCTTCAATAAATGCATTATCGCCGATAGCATCAGGATTTTTCACTTCCCTACCCTGTTTGGAAATCTTCTCGACCTCCTTCCAGATTTGCCTGATATGCTTCATCACCTCTCTAATTTCCTTATAGGTAGGGTTGACTCGAAACTTCCCATCCTTATCAGTATAAACAGAAGATTTGATTGCCTGATCCTGCACCTTCAACTTAAACAACTGATTGTAAAGCGGGATCAACTCCAGCCCGATCATCAGCATCACATCCTCATCCATCATATTCCCGATCTTGCCGCTCGCGACTCGAAACACCACCTTCAAATACCTACTCTGAACAGAGCATTTATTAATCTTCCTATCCTTATACGGACAATCATCCACTAAAGGACAATTCTCTGGATCACAATCATCCACTATAGACCAGATATAGACCCTAGTCGCGTCCTTTGTCCCTTCATTCGGATACAAATAACCTTTCTGAATACCAGCCTTTCCCCAATTCTTCTGAGCAGTATAAGGCATTGTCTTCTTTTCATAACTAGACATAAATTCATACCTCCTTACAACAGTATCATAACCATTGACTACGAACACAGTCAATTCCATAAATTAGAACACAACCCCACAAGACTGTACAACAACACATACACCCTCACTAGACTGTATAAATCCACATATTCCCTATTCATCACTACTGACCTTGTTCGGACACCAATTGAGAAGAGACCTATGACCCCCTTGGATTTGTGAACCCCAATTTGGACTCATCCAGCAGTTGATGGGAATATCACTTGAATCACACCAAAATAGAACATCAAATTCAATTAACCAATTTACCCTCGCGTACAACAATTCCAACCACTTATAAAAATTTAACGACCTATGACCCCCCTTGAACTTTCAAAACCACCCTTAATTATACCACCCATTATCCAACCTAATCCAACCAATTCTCCCACATGACAATTATTCAACCCAAATCCGAATAAAATTGGACTATCTGAAGCCACCTATAACCCCCTTGAACGTTCAGACTACCTTAAAAATTAACCGAAATGTGGTGGTATGTATGGTTGTGGTGAGTGGATTATAGTCCTGTATGCAGTGTGGTGGGTTGATTATGGTGATTAGATCCGAACGAATATGACTCTATATTGCCCAGTACAAAATTGTGGTGAGTGGATCCGAACGGATATGACTCCACAATACTCAATAGAAATTTGTGGTGGCCACCCACCCCAACCCATGCACTACCAGCAAACAAGATTAGGCATGGGGGGATAACACTATAAACAATAACAGTAACACAAAATGCTACGTAGCACATTCCTGGCAATAGTAACACACAAGTAACACTATAAAAAAAATTTGTATGTGATTTGTGTCATTAGTGTAAGTGTATGAAATGATTGTATGAATTGAATAAAAAAATTTTATTGAATGTATTGACTTGTGAATTGGATTTGATAGTGTTGAGTTATCAGGTAACAGGACAAGGA